GTAGAGTCATCTGCTTTAGGATTCCCATACTTTGCTTTTGAGAGTGTATCACTCAAAATCTTTATTCCATCAATTTTCTTACACAAATCACTTATCTTATGTAGCACAACTTGCCTCCATCCAGTGTGGCATTTCTCGTTTCTTCCAAGATGCCAAATGTTGTTTATACTTTATATAGTATTCCCTATAAGCAAGAACTGAGGATTCTTCATTCTTAACATCGTCAGGCATTGCTTGAGTAGGTTCTGTAAAAACACCCTCTGGTAAGTTTCTTGGAGTTTGACGTAACAAACTGTCTAGTTTTCGAAAACTCATGTGAGGTTCATCTTTATCATATCTATACATGTACTCACTATTTAGTTCCGACCAAAGTTCATATAACCACCTGTAATTCTTTGCAGACTGTCGTACCCATATAGCACTAGGATGATTAACATGACATGCTTTGTAGAGATATGGTTCACGATTACGTCCCAATTCTCCATCTAAACGCCACCGTTTAACTTTACGTCCACTCTTGAAACTGCGTTCTGTATATTCTTCACCATCTAGTACACGATGTGCAGTAGACATTAGTTGAGCATATTCGATAATCATTTTACTACAATGACGGTCTACATGCATTTCTGCACACATATTTGGATATGCACTTAGATAAAATATATTCATAAAATTAACTCCCATATACAACTTACTATACCCATAAAAAATAATGCAACAACGAGTGCTTTAAGAACAGCAATTGCAATTACGTCTAAATCATTCATTTGTTAGCAGTCTCCCAGCGATAGAAGATGTGATCTTGTATCTCTGTTGTTTTCGTTTTAGTTGATGCCCATGATGGAGTAACATAATCGGCATGATAATGGGTCGCTCCCTCAGTGATATCTAGTACAGTCAGTGTACCATTAAATATCATTTCTGTCAAGACATAAATCTCATTATATGCAGTTACATCACCAATTGAGTCAGACTTACCATCACAGTACCAACTGAAATGGCATTTGTGTCGAACAGGTATCATCTCACCTGTACCCTTCCAACTAGGTTTGTGAATACCTTGCATAACCACATCACAGATTGTATTAGGAAATCTACCATCATTCATACGATTGATTGTTACGGAAGCAACAGCGATTTGTCCTGCTACACCTTGGTTACGAGCCTCATGGTAAACATTAGTAGCGAGACATGATATCTCCTGTTTAGCATAGTCGGGGCCTAATTCAGAGACATTAACAGAATGTCCATGAAAGGTTAGTAGGGGAAGTATCAATAGCTCTTTTAACATTATTTGCCTTTTAAAAATTTAGTAGTCATACCAGCAAGTTCTTCCACCAGTATTCCAGTTTGCTTTACATCTTGGTTGCATAGGGTCTAAATATGGTTCACTTTTAGGTTGACTAAAAATCCTAAACGTGTGTAACACAGATAGGTTCAAATTTATTCCCTGTTGCAACTGGACATTACTATTAGAGTTTACCATAACTGAGGGGGTGTTGTCAATAGTTATTCCCTGTGTTATAGGTAAAGTATCAGGCGCTGGTGTCGCTGTTGTCTGAGCCATAGCATAGTTACAACTAGACAAAGCGATAAGTCCCACCGTGATACATATCAGTTTACTGGGCATTCTTTTCCCATGCCCACGAACCACCGTTTTGTTCTTCTGATTGGTTAATAACCTCTGCGGCATAACTTCCAAAAGAGTAACCAAACTTAGCAATTGCCTTGTCGATTATATTCTTTGGAGAGTCAAGCATCACACCTTCCTTGGTGTAGAAGTCATAAACAAAATCTTCTACATCCATCATCAATCCTTTAACAGCACTCATTACGCAGCCTCCAACATTGAGAAGGGAACATTGTAACCAGCAACTGCACCAGTAATTGGATTAGTAACCATGTCAACGATTGCTCTGGTTTTGTTAATCTTCCTAACAGTGCCAGGCGTCTTCTTTGTTTTCTGAACAACATAGACTCTTTGCCCAACAGACAAGTCACCTTTGTTTTTCATTACTTTGAGGTCAGAACAAAATTTCTGTAGTTCTGTCAATTCACTAACACTCATACCCATTAGGTTTTTTTGCATTTCTTTATTAATCATAATATATTCTCTTTCCTTTATTAACCCTACATAGCTATATTAACACGATGTCAATACATTGTCAAGGCTTATTTACAAAATATCTGCATCCCACACCATTTGTGCATATTTGTCTTGCAGACGGTAAGCTTCCTTTTCCCAAGGAAGGTCGTAGTAACTAGTATTCTCTACAACTGAACTTTTCTTCCACTGTCTACCAGTGACATCTAGTTCCTTCATAGCATACTGTTTAACGTGGATCATCTCGTGAACCACAGTAGTTACTAATTCTTTCAAAGTCATTCCCTTCTGGATTTCCAGAATGAACTCTCTGTTAGTTTCTTGCATATCACAGAAACCAACTGTACAGCCAGGAATGTGTTTGAGTTCAACTCCAACATCTAAGGTTCTCAATCTAGGTAATAACGCACCAACCATGAACATCACACACTGCTCAGCAACATGTCTCTCATGTTTGTTACCACCCTTTACTGAAACTATATTGGTCATTTAATCTCTTTCCTCATTGTCTATAATACTATTATACCTGTTATTAGAACAAAAGTCAAGGCATTTCGCTACTTTTTAGCCAAAAAAAAACCCCTGTAAAAACAGAGGCTTAGAGGTAATGGATGGGGATTCTGAGAGAGAAAGTCGAGAGAGAGGTGAATCCCCATCCATTGTTCTTATATAATACCATAGAGATATCACATTGTCAATACATTTTAGCCAAGTAATTCGCCTAATGTTGAGGGGCCTGCAATACCATCTACTACTAACCCATTATCGGATTGCCATTCTTTTAAAGCACGTTCTGTGCCTGGGCCAAAGTCACCATCTGCTGTGATACCTAATGCTTCTTTCATCATTGCAACACCAACTGACTTCATACCCTTTCGTAGCACACCAATATCTTCTGGTGAAGGCACATCATCACTTGGAGAGGCAAAGGACTCATGGTCTCCAGCCTCTGCACCTAACATTGCAAGTGCATCTTTCCAGTGATGGATACGGTCTTCCAGACCAATGTAACCACCATTGATGCGTTTAGTCATGGTTTTAATATCACCACTATCTGCATAACGATTTAATCCGTTCTTGTTCCAATACCAAATGGCAGACATGAGTGCAACCTCTTTGTCTTCTGAAACCATGTCGGGATTATCCACAACATCAACATCCATATCTTCTGCAAAGGAACTATAGTTCGCTTTACCTGTCAATTGGATTGGGCCTCTGCCACGATACTTCCAACCATCACCACTGTCTGTATCACCATTGTCCATACGATTTGCATAGACTACGTTGGCAATCTTTTCTGGTTGCCTGTGGTAGGGTTCTGAGTCCCTTGCAGCACGTTTAAAGTACTTACCAAAGATTGCATCAAGTGCTTTTGCACTATAGTTTAGGTTCTCAGAGAATACTCTCCAACCACCAGATTCGTGACCACATTGTGCCACAAATGATGCAATACGTTCTGGGGTATTAATTTCATATTTCGGAAATACCTCATTCATTGCATCTACCCATCCATCTGGGTCTTTACAGTTTGGGAATAGTTCTTTGAACTGGTCAGCTGTTAACATCTTGTGTTTCCTTTGCAAATTCATCGTTCCAATTGAACGCTTCTTTAACGACTGCGGCAGACAGTCCTTTAACTGATTGGTGAAGTTTCTTATCTTTTGCCTGAAGAATAAGAGTTGCTTCGTCTTTGTGCAACCCTTCTAGAAGTTGGATGAATAAGTTTTCACGCTTGAATCCAACAAGTTGGGCATCACCACCCTTAATAAAACGATAGAGTTTCTTATACTCTCTTCGTAATACAGTATGTTCTGTACCTTCAACTGCATCGTTAAATCTAAAAGGAACTTCTCCCTTTGGAATCACCCATTCGATATTAGGGTCGAATGAAGATTTAATGAGTGCTCTC